GATCAATCAATGATTGGAGAGACGCATACGAGAAGGCTGCTCACCCAGCAGGTTTCTATTACATTGGAGAAGTAGATATACAATCCAGATTAAGTGGAAGAATTAGACCTATCGTTGGTACAACTCCTGGATTTGATTCACTAATCAAGTTAATCTTTGGAACATTGTTAGGGAGAAGATTAGGAACAACAACAGATGGCACTTCATTAAGAACTGATCCAAAATTAGGTGTTCCGTTTGATTTAGATCCGTCAACACATGATCACTTCCCAACTAAAACAAGAGACGTAACTGTATTTGCACCACCTATAAGTTACGATATTGTAAGTAGAGTTAAGAGAACAATATTTAATTCAGACGGAACAGGAATATTAGTTAAACAAGGTTTTGGTTTAGGACCAAGATATAAGACACTTAACAAATATGCTAATACGGCATTTGGTGGGGCAACGAATTCAAGTGTATTACAAAGTGTTAATACATTTAAACCAATAGGGGAACTGAAAGTTCAACATACTAGATCATCTTTAAATGGCGGTGAGGCTGTGTTTATTATGACTTCAACAAGTGGTGGACAACAACTTAAAACTAAGTTTACATTACCAGCAAATATAACAACATCGCCTAAGTTTGATACTACAACAACTAGATGGTCATCAACTAAGAAGAAGATGGATAGAGTATAGAATTTTCGATTATAAATATAACAAAGCAGAGCAAAGAGAGATATGTCAAAACAATTAATCAATATAGGAACATTACCCAACGATAACACTGGTGACCCGATTAGAGACGGTGGTGATAAAATTAACGATAATTTTAATGAAATCTACGGTGCAATCGGTGATGGTTCGACTTTATCAATTGACGTTTCAAATCCTGTAAACGGTGAGGCATTAATATATAACTCATCAACAGGCAAGTTTGAATCAAACTCAATTGGTGCCGTTCTTTCAACACTTACAATTACAGACGATTCATCATCTTCTATAGGTATTGATTTAACAACTGATCAATTAGATGTTACTGGTGGATTAGGTATTGTTTCATCTGTTACAGGTACTCAATTAAAATTAGATATTGATCAATCAATTGTAATTACACAAACGGGAACAGAAACATTATCTAATAAAACACTTGATGGTCTTTCAAATACATTTACAAATATACCAAACTCCGCTTTAGTAAATTCAGAATTAACAATAATGGATAGCACATCAACTACTGATTCAGTAGCACTTGGTGAAACTCTACACATAACAGGAGGCAGTACTATCACAACTTCAGTTGCCAACAATGTTTTAACAATTGACTTGGCACCTGCTTTTAAAGAATTCACAATAAGAGATAGTTCATCAACTACTGATACAGTAGCACTTGGTGAAACTTTACATATAACAGGAAGTAACGCTATCACAACTTCAATTGCCAACAATGTTTTAACAATTGATTTGGCACCTGTTTCTAAATGTACAACTTTAGGAACAACAGTATTAGAATTAGGTTGTACAACAACTTGCTTAGAAGGCCTTACTTGTTTTGATTTAGCGTCTGGCGCTGAAATGAGATTAAGAGGATATCATCCTCTGGGACGATGCAATGTTGCTATTGGTACAACAGCAGACATACCAAACGCTGCTAACGCAGGATGTAACGTCTCTATAGGATATAATGCATTATGTGGTATTGTTGACGGAACAAATAACGTTGCTGTAGGAACAGATGCTCTTTGTGGAATTTCAGATGGATATTGTAATGTTGCTATAGGTAAGTCTGTTTTGAAAAAAGCAGCTCACGGATGGAATAACGTTGCAATTGGGGCAAGCATTATGGGAAGCATGTGTGCTGCTTCTAATTGCAATGTGTCTTGCAACATTATGCTTGGACTTAGTTTATTTGATAGTACAAATCCAAATACATTTAGCAGAAATATTGTACTTGGGCAACAAAGTGGTAATTGTATCCAAAGTAATGCTCAGGAAAACGTTATTATTGGGCGATGTAATTTTCGTAGTGCAGTTAGTAACACTAGTTATAATGTTGCTATAGGTAGAGGTGCTAGTGGAAGTGCTACAGGAAATGATAATATTAGTATTGGATCATCTGCTGGAAGTAACTCATTAACTGGTTATCAAATTGCTATCGGAAGAAGTGCAGCTTCAAGGGTACAAACATGCTCTGATTGTTGGCAGTGTACTGGAGCAAATAGTTTAACAACAGGCAATCCACCTGCTGTATGTTCTAGTTATAGTGGTATTCCAAATTGGTCAAGTAACAATAAGTATGGATGTAACTTTGAACAAACAGCAAACCTTGCAATTGGTAATTTTGCAATGAACTGTGTTATGTTTGCCGATACCAATGTCGTTATAGGACACAATGCGGCTGCGGCTACATGTAATAATACTTTATGTGGAGTTGACACAGGACTTAAAGATTCAGTTGTTTTAGGTAATACTTCAGCAATGAACAATACGCTTGAGGGATCAATTGTTATTGGTAATAGAGCATTTACTTGTATGTGTGATATGTCAAGTGTTCACAGTGGAAATCAAGTACCAACTTTAGCACATTCATTTAACGATGTAATTATTGGAACTGATGCTCTTCAAAGTATTGATGCCAATTCATGCTCTTATGGATGTAACTCATGTGAAAACGTAGTTTTGGGGGCATATGCCGCTCAATATGTAAGAGGACTAAGTGGTTCAGTTATTATTGGTGCTTGTGCTTATCAATGTGATTTTACTTCTCCTTTTGCTGATGATGTTACAACTGGTGTTGTAGTAGTTGGTGAGGAAGGAATGGGTAATTTTTCTTCACCTGATTATGCACCTCATATAACTTCTGTTGGCGCTGGTGCTGGATTTTATACATCATCTGGACAAGGTATTACTTTAGTCGGAACAAATGCTTTTGGAAACAATTCACTTTCAGCTTATGGTATGGTTGTGGTTGGAGACAATGCTCACATGGGTCCATCAAATGGTGATGTTGGTGTTGCAAATAACACAATTGTAGGTTCTAATGCTGCTAATAGTTTACATCAAGGATGTTCAAGTATTAATAGAACTGGATTTAACACTATCATAGGTTCTCATGCAGCTACTGGATTAACTAGTTTCTTCAGTGGACCATTGGGGCCTTCTTGGTGCTCTAGTGTTTATGATTTGCAAGATGGATGTAATAACATTATTATAGGATATGCAGCTGCACCATCAGCACAAATTGTTGATGATGAAATTACAATTGGTAACCCAGCAAATACAAAATTTAGATTACCTGGTGTTCAGGCAAGTGCTGTAGATGGCCAAGTCTTAACACATAATGCTTCAACAGGATACTTAGAATTACAAAACGCAGGTGGTGGAACATTAAATGTAATAGATGATAGTTCAACTGCTGTTGCGATAACATTATCAACTGAACAATTACAGATTGCTGGTGGGGCGGGTATTACAACATCTGCTTCTGGTAATACAATTACAATATCAAACTCGGCATCTGGTTCTTTAAGTGTATTAGACGATAGTTCAACATCAATTAGTATAGATTTAGGAACTGAAAGTTTAACACTTGTTGGTGGAACAGGAATTACAACATCTGCTTCAGGCAACACAGTAACTATTGCTAAAAGTTCTAACTCATACAGTACACAGAAATTTACAGGTGATGAATCAACAAGTGCATTTACATTAAATCAAAGTGGAAGAACTGTTGATGATGTATTTGTAATTGTAAACGGAATAGTTTTAGTTCCAACAGATGACTATACAATTTTAGGAACAACATTAACTTTCGTTCTTGCTCCAGGGGCAAGTTCAGAAATACAAGTAAGGTATTTACCTCTATAAGGAATAAACTATGGGACAGATAACAAGAACATTTCCAAACTTTCTTCTTCCTAATGGAACAGTAGAAATACAAGGACAACAAGAAGATCCAAATCCAACATTGGCAGGTGACTTAGATGTTTCAACACAGGCGATAGTATCTACTAATGATGGTGATATTAATATAACTCCTGATGGAACTGGAAATATTGTATTAGATGGATTATCTTGGCCACAATCAGATGGTTCTGCAAATCAACTTATATCAACTGATGGTGCTGGTAATCTTATTTTTACAGACAATACAATTACAATAAGAGACGCAAGTTCAACAACAGACACAGTTGCTTTAGGAGAAATCTTAACTATACAAGGAACAAATGGAATTTCAGCAAGTGTTACAAGTAACACAATAACAATTGATGGTGCAAATATTAACTCATACACAGACTCAGACGTTGACTCACATATAAACACATCAACTGCTACAACTAATCAATATTTAACTTGGTCAGGAACAGATTATGTTTGGGCACCACCTCCATCAACTACAAATCCATATACAGACTCAGACGTTGATACACATTTAAATCAATCATCTGCTTCTACTAATCAAGTATTAAGTTGGAGTGGAACAGATTATGCTTGGGTAACACAAACAGCTCCAACAACACTTGGTGCTTTAACAGACGTAAATACTTCAAATATAGATAATGGTTATCTAGTATATTCAATAGTAGCAGGATCACATAATATTCAAGCTTTACATATATCACATGATACATCACCTTCTTTAGGTGGTAATTTAGATACTAATAGTAAAACTATTACTGGTGGTTTAAAATTAGCTGATAGTGGAATTATAGAATCATTTTTAACATCATCTGGTACGGCTTCAACAATTAATCTATCTGCTTTAGTGTCTCATAGTTTATTTCTTAGTGGTGCATTTAATAATAAAACTTTAAATGTAACTAATTTATCATTATCGTCTGCACAAGGAACTAATATTACAGCAATATGGAATCAAGGTTCAACACCTTATATGATAACTGTATTAAATGTTAATGGTTCAGGCACTACAATTAATTGGCAAGGTGGTTCAACACCATCTGGTACCGCTAATGGTGTAGATATAATTTCATTTACAATCTACTATACAGGAAGTTCTTACATTGTTACAGGACAATCTGTTAGTTTCTCATAGGAGATAACATGGGTTCGTCATTTAGTTCAATAGGACATTCAATGAGAAGAAGAGCAACTTCTTCATCATCCGCTACTCCATGGGCACCATCTGATTTAGGATTTCTTGCTTGGTGGGTTGACTTTGATGATAGTAGTAGTAGATCAACATCAGGAACTACAATAATAGGATTATCAGATAAGGCTGGAAAACACAGTTTTTCTATTGGTGGAACACCAACAATTGTAACTAATGGATTAAATAGTAGAGACGTTGCAGATTTTAGTGGTAGTAATGAATATATCCAAAGTGGAAGTTATGTAAATAGTCAAGTTAGTAGTGGTAATCATTGGGCTATAGGTGTATTTCAATATCATGGATCAAACTCTAGCCAAGATTCATTTTGGTCAGTAGAAACTAATCAAAGTCCAAAAAGAGATTATGCCATAAGTTCAGGTGCGAGTAATAATACTTGGCCTGGAGAATTAGATTTAGATGGACTATCTTCAAATAGAATCAGTTCAGTAATTGGTAATCTTCAACAATGGAATTTTTTAAGTTTATCATCTTTTAATTGGTATATCGTTGGTGTATTTTTTAATAAATCAGGAAATCAAATCGGTCTTAGAATAAATGGTCAAAACGCATTTAATCCTGTAAATGATTATGATAACTCTTTACAGATAAGACAACAAGTAAGATTTATGAGAAATAGATCATCACAAGAATTAGACGGAAGAATGGCAGAATCACTTGCTTATGCAAGACAACCAGGAACAAGTGGTACTGATATGAGTTACTTTGAAATTGCTGAAGGATACTTGGCACATAAATGGGGATTGACTGCTGGTTTACCAAGTTCTCATCCTTACAAGTCTTCGGCACCTACTGTTTAAGAGACGTATATATAGTATTATTAAATTATTAAAAATTATGGAGTTATGATGACATTAGACACTTATATAGTTGAAGGTGGGGTTGGTAAATGTTCAACGTTCACATCACTAGTAGATAAATTAACTGAAAAGGCAGGACAACCAATACAAGTTTATACACCTTATGTTGGATGTTTTGCAAACAATCCAAATGTTAAATTAGCATTTGAACAAACAGTTCCTTTAAACGATAAAAGAATAATGAGTAGTGATAATATTTACTATTCAGAACCTTACAAATCAAATTTTCAATTTGGTGATCAACATTTGATTGAAGCATACAGTAAGTTACACGGTGTTGAATTTGAAAGAAGTATGGTTCCTAAAATGTTTACAGATCATTTAAAAGAATCAGTAGATAAATGGTTACTAGATAATAAAATTAACGATTATATTTTAATTCAGTTTTCTGGTGGTCAAAGTAGTTGGACAGGTGGCGCCACTAATACTCCATATAATAATAATAATCCTGGCCGTATCTATCCACAATACTTAGCACAAACAGTTATTAACACAATCAAACAAGAATATCCCAAATTGACTATTATTGATTGTACATTACCAAATGAACCAAGTTATCAAGGAACTATCAAATGTCCTTTACATTGGTCACAGTTACATGAATTACTTAAAAACGCAAAAGCATTTATCGGTATAGATTCATGTTTACAGCATTTTGCTGCTTCAACTAAAACAAGAGGTGTCATTGTTTGGGGAAGTACAAGATGGACTCAATTTGGTTATACACATCATAAAAACTTACAATTTCATATGGGGAATAAGTGGAATGAGAACAAATACGACCCAAATGACCCTCGTAATATTATGGTAGAACCAGGAAAAGTATATGAGTCGTTCAAATCTATTATAGATCGCCCTAAAGATAAAGATAAAATAGATGTAAAATGTTCTTCGGAATGATTATAAATATTAAAAACAATATTAGTAAGTTATATAAATATTGAAAAGGATAAGAAATGCCAGCAATAGTAACAAACAAATTTAGACTTAATAATGCCGAAAACTTTAGAGAGTCTTTCACAGAAACAAACCCTAATTACTACTATCTAGGTATCGGTAGAATTAGAGAATATGGTACTTTTACAAGACCTGACGGAAGAACAGATTTTGAAGGTACTGAAACTATACCAGAAACTCCTGGTGATAGTGTAATAAACGAATTTAATAACTTTGATGAATTAATCGCTGCCAAAAGAATAACTGGTAACGATGTAGCATTAGTATGTCCAAGAAGAAATTGGATATCTGGAACAGTTTATGATATGTATAG